TTTACCGAATGCTTTTCCTGCTTCTGATATACCGAATGCACCAAGTGTCACTACAACAAATGATGTGTAGATTGTTTCTGATACCTTTAAGTCCATATCCCATACTAGTGCAGTGACTAAGTCAGTCATACCAAACACTACCATTAAGAAGAAAGAAATAAACCCGATGATTGCTTTTTCATTCAAGTCATTATCATCTAAAAACAAATCCATAAACTTTCGTTTAGGTGGTTCGAGACCACGTTTTGCTTTGATAGCATCTTCTTTCATCTCTTTGATGACATCTTCCTGTTCATCAAGTTTCTCGATAAGTGCCATATACTTATCTAAGTCAATTTCGACCTCATTACTGGACTGGTCTTTATATTCTTTTTCGTCTGCCATTGTTCTATCCTTTAATTATATTAAAAAATCACTTTGTGCATAACTAAGACTTTCTTTTTTCCTGCCTCATCTTCTCTTCTTCTAACCAGTTGAGAAGAAGTTTTACGTAAATCTCTCTCTCCCAAGGTATCATTCTGTCTAACTCTGTTAATGAATACTTGTGGTGTTGCATTAACTGAAAATTAGTATTATAATAGTTTATTAAACTCTCGTGAGAAAGAGATATTAAAAAAAACTTTGTAACCCCTTTAGTGTTGTTTCATTTACAGCACCACAAGTGTCACACTTGTATTTAACATCCTTTGCAACTGATGGAAGAGATTCAAAGAACTCATTCAACCCATCTAACTGTTCTAGTGTTAAATTCTCTACAAACTCTCTCAACTCGCTGTCAGGAATTTCACTTGTGTTATAAACACTTTCTTCATCGAAGATTGTATCAATTCCTTTCATCAATAACTCTATAAGTTTCTCGTTCTCATCTGTCATCGATTCTGCTTTTGCAAGTTCGGATGTATTAGGAAACTTAAGTGTTACACCTAGTGTTTCACTAAGCATAATCTTGGAGTCTACTTCCGAGGGTTTAACAATTTCAACACTAGTCAAGTCAACTTTCGTAGTACCTGTTCCCTCACATCCTTCTTCACCACAATAAAATGATACATCAACACTCTCACCAACCGACTTTGCACGAATATTTAAAAACAAATACTCCAAGTCATATATTGGAAGTGTCATTGTATCTACTGCACCATCGGTCACTGCATTTACTAAGTTCTTAACAGCATCTAAAATTTCGTTATTATCAGAACTCTCTTTTGCAATTAAAAGATACTTCTGTTCTTTAACAAGAAACGGTCTGAATGTTACTTCTCGACCATCACTTAATCTGCACTTAAACTTAGGTGCATTTTGGATTGGTAATCCCATACTTTACTCCATTATATTAAGGGCCAATTATTGACCCAATTTGACTCAACCTACCGTCAAGTCTAGACAGTCTATCAAAAAAACTTGATGAACCATTTCTATCTGCAAGTTTCCCTACATCTAAAAGAATATCTAATACTCTTCTACCTCTATTTATAAGTCCACCCGATGATGTATCTGCAACATATTTTGTTTTAAATGACCTGAATGAAATAGTACAAGTGAATCTCATTACATCATCTCTAGTACCTGAATTTAATTCCATAGGTGCAAACGAAATAGGAAACGCTTCCATCAATTCATATTCCATTGCTTGTTTCCCATTCATTCTCAATTGTCTTATATTGATTGTTCCAACATAATCCGATAAGTATGAAAACTTAGGATTTGTTGATGCACCAAGACCTTCGTCTATAGCACTTGCAGCTCCACTGTAGATGGTTTCCATCCACGCATCTATTAAAATTCTATCAGTAAAGGATGAGTCACATAAGAATGTGAACTCTACATTACCTGAATCGTGATTAAGTTGGAAGGGTAGGTTTCGTGTTGGCCCATATTCTGAGAATTGGGATGTCTCTATTTGTCTTCCTGGCAAAGAACAGGATTCAACTCTAAGTCCTTCCCAGTTTAAACCGAGTTGAGGACAGAAGAAATCTGCTTCGAACCTATTAGGTCTTGCACCGTTGTCAAAACTACTTTTAAATTTTTCTATATCTAAGTTACTCATTAGAATTTCCCTTTGCTATCTGCATATACTGTATTGGCATTAATATTAAATTGTTGAAGAGGTAACATAGAAACCACATCCCAATGTTCGGGTAATATTCTAACTATTCGACTTTCTATATGTGTCCATAAGTATTTTTTGACACAAGGTTTACCGTATTTCAATTCTGATATCTTCATTAATAATTCATATGTTATGTTAAATTTTGCACCTTCTTCTAGTTCGTCATCATTACTAAGTTTGTACAATTCCTCTAAAAACCTTGCACGAAAACGAGGTGGTATGTAATGTAAGTTTAATCCAATACATCCTTTAAAACTTTTTTCGATAAGAATCATAACAGGAAACTTATCGTAATACGGTAAAACATCTTTGTACTTTGCATCATACATATACATAAACATCTCACCTGTTCTCATATCAGAAGGTAAAGCAGTATCGCCTTGACTTCTAAGAATGTCTTCTTGTTTTACTCTTATGTTTCTTAGGTTTTTTCTAAACCACTGTAAACTCTCATCAGTCTTCTCTTCAAATTCTGATGGCAATAGATTATCATATTGTTCAAATAAACCCGACATTATACTTTATTTATGATTATTTAATGTAAATTCTTAGGTTATCTGTATTAATCTCATTTATATTTGGATGAAAATCGTAAAGGGACAATAAGTCGTCTTCTTTGAGTATTGTTTTTGCTTGGATGTGAACATTACTTGTTTCATCGTCACTGAAATAGTCTTGTATGTCGGGAGAACATTCACCTATTAGGTATGGTTTCTTACCACCAAACATATCATACACTCTCCTATTCAGATTGTAGTATTCAGGTCTATCTTCACCCACGTGGAACTCAATAACTTTTTTATGTTCTTCATTACATATCGCAACGTGTAAGTTCAACTTCTTTTCTAAAAGTGATAAGAAGGGTGTCGACCATTCTTCAAATGATAATGCAGGTGCATCAATCATATCTTGACTATCCCAAACAATAAACTTGTGTTGCATATCTTTAAGATGAAGTAGTACTGATTCACGGAATGAGCCTGGATGTACCCACCACTTAGGGGTTCCCTGTTTAGTATGTATGCAAGCTTGAGGTATTGAATAGAACCCATTTGTCTTTGCTTCATTGATTAAATATATAAACTTAACTGCGTGGAAGGAAAGGTTATCAGGAACATTAGACATCTTTTCTTTGAAGGTCTCTTTAGTAACTGGTTCAGTATCTAAATTGAGGAGTAACCCTTTAATATAACTTGACCATCTTTTAGTTTGCACTAAGTCGTACTTGTTTACTGCATCATCTAGTGTTATGATTTTTGGTGGTGCGATTTTAGACATCTCTTCAAAGTCTTTTCTAAGACGAGTTATCCCCTCTTCATCTATCTCATATTCTGCTGTATTAATGTTGTATATCATTTAAATAATTCTCCACTGATTTTATGTCGTTAGGTGTATCTACAGACAAACCCACATCGTTAACTTCTACCATCTTAACCTTATAACCGTTCTCTACAAATCTTAACATCTCTACCGATTCACTTCTCTCCAAATCTCTAACTGGAAGTGTAGGGAAGAGTTTTAAGAACTCTTTATCAAATGCATAAAGTCCCAATTGTTGTTTGATAGGTGTTGTATCTTTTTGATAATATGGTATACTAAGTCGTGAATAATATAATGCATTATTGGATGAATCTGTTACTACTTTGACAACATTCTTATCGTATAATTTGTGCCACTTACCTGATTCAGATAACTCTACATATGCATTTGTGACACTACTTAGTGTATGAGTCTCTATTAACTTATCAATTGCATCAGGGTCAATCAGGGGTTCGTCACCTTGAATGTTAACATATACCTTTGCATCAAGTGTATCAAGTGTAAGTGCAATTCGGTCAGTTCCCGTTTTTACATCGTCATCTATCCTGATTACATTCAGGTTATTGTCATTACAGTAGTTCTCAATTCGGTCATCATCCGTAACCACGTAGACTTCGTCTAGTTTCTTCGACATCGATGCTTGGGTATAGACTCGTTTAATCATAGGGACACCATTAATCATTGCAAGGGGTTTACCCTCGAATCTAGTTGAACCCCAACGGGAAGGTATTAGACCGACTGTATTGATTTTGCTTTGTTCCAGCATTCTACCTCACCGTATCCATATTCTGCGTGTATAAAATCCACACCTGATGCATCTGCACATTCTTTGTCTACTATCATATCTCCGACATACACTGCATCTTTCGGACTTGTATTACAATGTGCAAGAGTATATAGTAGTTGGTCGGGTGAGGGTTTACCTCTTAGACCTTCAGTAGGACAACAGATAAAATCAAACTCAACATCTAACTTAGATAAGATGTCGTGTGTCCTATCCTTGTGTTTGGATGTGACGACTGCAAGTTTCTTTCCTTGTGACTTAAGATGTTGCAAGTGTTCTTCTACACCATCGTAAAACTTAATCAACTTACTATTCTTTGAAGAGAACTGATTGTAGTTTCTCATCAATTCATCTTGGTCGGTAAGTATACCCATCTCAGTCAGTATGTCTTTAAAGGGTTTACCAATAAGTTTGAAGTAATCATTGAAATCTCTACCAGTGTTAAGAGAGTCGAATGATTTTCTCATATTATCTTCGGAATCAATTAAGACTCCGTCTAAATCAAATACGTATAATGTTTTCATTTCTTTTTATTTGGTAATAGGTGTTCTTCTGTAAGAATCCTAAATCCATATTTCCTATCTTTACAGTACTCTTCTGCTGCTTTGAACTTTGCTTGGTTAACAGCATAGGTTGCAATCTCATTTAAGTACCTTTTTGTTTTTCGTTTCTGTTCTTTTGGTGGTAATGTTTGTCGTTTGGGTTTAACTTCTATAATTTCACGAAGAGTTTTACCATTTGAGTTGACATACTTGATATAAAAATCAGGAAAATACCTATGTACTCTCTTATCGATGGGAGAACGATACGGTATTATGATTTCTTCGCTACCCCATTCTATGATTGATGGGTTATTATCGCAATAACTCATAAACTTTCGCTCCCATAATGACCGATAATAGATTTTTGTTGGGTCACCTTTGTACTTTTTATAGTTCTTCGGTTTAAACTTACCACTGTATGACATAAATAACTGTAAACTCTTTAGGATTATTTATATGTCAGTAATTGATAAAATTTTAAACAAGGTAAACAAAGCCAAATCTGCAATCAATTCCATCAAAGGAATACAAAGTAAAATTAAAAGTCTCAACTATAACTCAGTTATAGATGCTTTGGGAGAAGAAGCACGGGAAGCAAGAGATAGTCTTAACGAAAGACGACAAGATTTGGAACGACAAATACAAAACTCATCTTCAAGTAAGGGGTTTAGTAAGAAAAGTCCAGCAACTAAGTTTGTTGACCTACAATATCCCGACCAAGATTTAGATAACTGGTTGGTGTTTACAACTAGACCTAGAAAATCACGAGAAGGTAAAGAAGGTACAGTAAGAAGTGGTCGAAATAAAAACCTTTTATCAAGTGAAGAACAAGTTGAAATTAAATTGTATATCCCCGATTCATTAATCTCTCAGTCTAATGTTTCATATAAATCACAAGGTATCAGTGCTGCTAAAAGAGGTGTTGCAGACATTATCAGTAAAGTAGGAAATGGTATTAAAGGTGATGCAATGGAAGCATTCGGTCAAGAATCTGTATCTGCAGTTGCAAGTGGTCTTATCAAGGGAATGGATAAACTAACAGGTGGATTTACTAACGTATCAAGAGGTCGTGCAATCAACCCTATGCAAGAACAACTACTAGATGGTGTTGGATTTAGGTCGTTTAACTTTACATATGACTTTTATCCAAAATCTAGAAAGGAAGCAGATGCAGTTAACAGAATTATTTTTGCATTTAGAACTGCAATGCTACCTGATACATTTGCAGCAGAAGATGGAGGTGGAGTAGAAAACTTCTTTAATATGCCAAACATCTTTGATGTAGAGTTCGATGGGCCAATTGCAGAAAAGGTTGACGGATTCCTTCCTATGGTATGTGCAAAATGTGATGTTGACCATACAGGTGGTCAAAAGTTTTCAACATTCATTGACGGTCAACCAATTAAAAGTACTATAACAATGGAGTTTTTAGAAATCAAAATTCTAACACAAGAAAATTACTTATCAATCAGTCCATTTAAAGATTCTTTATCGGACTTCAATGTTGATTATTCAAACCAAGACATTGAACAAAATAGTAGTATACTTGATGAAGTTCGTAACGATGGAACAGGAGGGTAATTATGTCACAAGAATTATTTAAAAATTTTCCGAAGATTGGTTATAAATTAGAGAATGGTAAGTTCATTACAATTAGAGATTTCTTTAGAAAGTCTGCTATTGATGTAAAATCATTAGACAATATCATAAGTTATGAGTACTATGAACTAGAAGACGGAGAACGACCTGATATTGTTGCATCTAAAGTATACGGTAATAGTGATTTACATTGGACATTATTTCTTGTAAATGAATTTATGAACTACAATGATTGGTATAAAGATACAGAAACATTTGATGCATATATAAATGACAAATACCCAGGCCAGTTTTTAACTGTAACAAGCAACAGTAGTATTATAAGTCAAACTAATAAATTCTTATTAGGAGAAAAGGTATCATCAGAACAAGGTTCGGGTAATGTATTAATGTTACAACCTACATATAATAGACTTGGTGTAACTAGTAGTGATTGGATAACTGATGATACTATTACAGGTCAGTCTAGTGGTAAGTCCTTTGTTATAGAAAGTGCTATTGAAATGAAAGATGGTGTTTCGTACTATAAAGATGCTGATGGATTTAAACACAACTACTTCATCAATGGTTCTACACAAATTAGTAACTTAGAACACGAGATAGAACATAACGAGGAGAAACGAAACATCAAAATCATCAAACCAAATCTAATCACTAAGGTAGTAGATGAGTTTGAAAGATTGATGTCTAATTAATAATGAGTCAAGTAAACCTTAGACCAGGCGAGTTTGTCATCGAAGCGATGACACTAGTAACACCCGAAGGGGATTCTATAGCACTTGAAGACATCGTTACAAGTTTTCGTCTGTATGAAAGTATATTCAACAAGTTTGTAAGTGCTGACATATCTCTTAGAGATGGTACTAATGTTTTAAAGAATTATAAGATTGTTGGTCAAGAATATATTAGAATTTCTGTTCGTGGTAAAGAAGGTACTGGAGATAAGTCAGATAAAAAGTTTTCGATTGATAAAACCTTTAGAGTCTATAAAGCAGTAAACAATGTAAGACTTGATGATAAGACACAAACAGTTCAGTTAAAACTTTGTGAACCAAGACTCTTCTATGTATCAAAAAGACGAATGAGTAAAACATTTAGAGGTTCGTATTCCTCAATGATACTTTCAAGTATGAAAGAGTTTGGTAATATGAAAGATACTGAAGTTGATTTTTGGGAATCAACACTTCCTGAAAATGTGCAATTCATTTGTCCTAATTGGACAGTAAATGATTTCTTAGATTATTGTGTTAATAATGCAGACAAAGGTGTTAAAGCAGCTTGGAGGAATGGTTACTTCTTTTTCCAAACACTAAACGGTGGATTTAGATTTATGTCTATCGATGAGATGTTTGAAAGAGAGTTTCCTTTAAAATTCAACTACTATCCTAAATCTGCAAGTCTAAAATCAATGGACTTACCAATCAACTCTGAAGGTGGTCTTAACTCAACTATTGAATATTACAACAAACCACAATTGTTTAATATCTTACGAGGGACAGAGACGGGTGCATTTTCAGCATCACTAAGAGTATACAATCCAATAAAGAAGATTGAGGAAGAACATCATTACGACCTTGCAAAAACTATGAAGAGAGGAACCCATCTTTCAGGATTCCCAATGCTTCGTTTGGATGATGAAGAGGTTATACTGCAACCTGATATTCAAAGTGACCCTTTGGTTGCACCCCCATCAACCCCATTGGATGCTGACTTCGCACCCAATAAAGCATACAACAGTGTAGTTATCGAAGACTTTACAATGATGCATCCATACGGAGATGCAGATAACATAGAACTACCTGAAATTTTCGGTGGGAACTCTACAAAAGATGAAGCACGATTAGAGAGAAATGCATTATTAGAAATACTACAACAAAATGTAATGGTACTTAAGGTTCCATTCAGAACTGATATTACAGTAGGAACTGTTCTCGTATTAAACATACCTGAAGCAGAAGTTAAGAAGGAAGATAATGATATCAAAAACACTCTTAATGATAATAGATATCTCATTACAGATATAATGTTTGAAGGATTTCCCGAACAAAGACAGGGAGAGATTACTATAGAATGTGTTAAAGAAAGTTTTTCAGAAGACATTAAGTCTAGTAGACCTTTGGATAATGTTGGGTCAGGAGAGATTATATAATGCATCATTTTTATGGAATAGTTGAGGATAGACAAGACCCTCTAAAGATAGGTAGGGTTCGTGTAAGGATTCACGGTATTCATACTGCAGATAAGTCTTTGATTGGAACACCCGATTTACCTTGGGCGCAAGTATTACTACCAACCACCTCTGCAGGATTATCAGGTCTTGGATTTAATTCACACGGACTTGTAGAAGGTACAACTGTATTTGGATTCTTTAGGGATGGTAGTAAACAAGACCCAATTATCATAGGTGTTGGTACAGGTATAACAACCGATGGTTTTAAACAAGAAGTTGGTGGTACCATTTTGTCTAGAAGAGTTGATAGGGGATTCAATGACCCACGTAGACTAACTCCTACAGACTATAAAGGAACAGATGATGATGTTACACCAACAGCAGATTCCAAAAGGTCTTGGGGTCTCAATAAAGCATTAGATACTGCACCAATCATACCCGAGTCATTAAGTATAACTTATACTGGTAGTGGTTCTACTATCACAAATCCAACTCTAACAGAGAGTGACCTACCATATTATCCTTTGTATTTTGGAGAGTCAGACCTATCTAAGTTTGCAAGAGGTGATGGGACATACGAACATAGAAGTATCAGTGGTATAGTTGAGAGTAAAAATATAACTGCAGTAGTAGATTCAATAAAGAACGCAGACCCAAACCTTGCAGTGTTCCCTAATTCAAAAGCAAACCCAGTTTATCCATACAACAAAGTTATGGCATCAGAGTCGGGTCATATGTTAGAGATTGATGATACACTAGATGCAGAAAGAATTGCAGTTGAACATAGGTCAGGAACATTCCACGAAATACATCCTGATGGTTCTCAGGTAACTAGAATAGTTAATAATAATTACACTGTAGTGTGTAAAGACAATGAAGTCTTTGTTGGTGGTAAAGTGAATGTCGTGGTAATGGGTAACTCTAATATTAAGACATACGGTGATGTTAAGTTAAAAGGTTATGGTAAAGGTGAGATTGATGTTACAGGAACAATGGACATCAAATCAGGTGGGGATATGACACTCCAATCTGCAAAAACACTTAAACTAAAAGCACAAGTAATACAAGAAGGTTCATAGTGACCACAAAGGATGTAGCAGAAACTTCAAAAGAGTTAAAGATTGATTTACCTCTTTCACTTCCGTGTCCAACGGATGATATCTTTAGTATACCCAAAGTAGAAGATATACTAAAACCACTCCAAGAGATTGCACAACTTCCCGATAAACTAGATGCAAAGATTGCTCTGATGAAAAAGGAGAAAGAAGAAGAGATAGTTGCACTCAACGAAAAGTTAAAGAACCCCGATTTAACTGCAGAAGAAAGAACTGCAATACTACAAGAGATAAAAACTGCAGAAGATTACATTGATAATATTCTCTTAGGAGAACTCTCTGAACAGTTTAATGAAATCAAAGAAGACATTGAAAAGTTTTTTGATACTATGGAAGGTGTTCTAAGTCCGTTTTGGAAAACGAGAGAAGGGACAGAGAAACGCAATCTACAAAAAGAACTCGAAGATGCACTAGATGAGTTATTTTCAGAATTTCATCTATTCATTCCAATTAAAATTTCAGAGTTGATAGAAAAACTTGTACCACTTAGTTTAACCATCCCTATTCTAGGTCTTCAGATAGACATCATTAAAATAGTCACTAGTCCTAATTATAGGAAGGAGATACAAGACCAAATTGGTGGAAAGAATTTTGTAACTCAAATTATATCTAAAAGAAAACGACTTGCAAAAGTTAACGAAAGGTTAACAAAAGAAATATATGTTTTAAATGCAGAAGAGATTGATAAATTAGAGAAAGAAAAGGAACAACTAGAAAAGGATATACTTGCACTTGAAGAGAAAAGGACAAAACACATTGATAGATTCTTCAATCTAGTTCCTGAAGCACAAAGAAAATTTGATGGAAAAATACAAGAACTCAATAACGATTTAAAAGCAAAACTTACTTGGGACTATATCAAAACAGAGATGAAAGAATGGGTTTTAAATGCACACATAAAAGCATTCGAAAAACTTATTGATATGTTCGAAGAGATATGGGATGCATTAGGATTACCAAAACTACCTTTCTCAAAAATTTCAGAACTTCTTTCTATGGATATATCTGCACTTCTAGAAACCCTTACAGCAGAACTAAAGAGAAGATTTCAAACTACTGCTAGTGAACTTAGAGGGAAAATTAAGGAGATTGATAAGAAGTTAGAAACTGAAACCGACCCTGCTACGATTGATAAACTGAACGAAGAGAAACGAGAACTAGAACAAAAACTTATAGACGAGAAAGGGAAATATTTAAGACAACTGGAAGATGCTGTACTTGGATTTGAGATACCAATTATAGGAATGACTATTGAGGAGATAATCGGTGGAAAGAATGTATCTACCAATTCTAGTTTAGAGGAAAGACTTGCAAGGTTTGAAACAAAGTTTGAAGACTTCAAACAGAACTGGATGCAGAAACTTCTTATGGCGTGGGTTAAGATAGTTGAAAAGTTTTTATCTGCTATAGGTTTGGGTAAAATCATTGATTTGTTATTGTTAACTATGTGTGACTTCTTAAAACTGATTGGAAATCCATTTGGTGCTATGATTACTATACCCAATCTTGACGGTATACTGCAATCAACTACATATAAACCTGTAGTTCGTGTTAACACTAGTAGTAGAAGTAGGGTGGAGGGAGTAGCATCTTTTGGTGCAGATGGTGACACTGATGAGTTTCAATTGACAGGTGGAGAAGGAACTACCAAAGTATTTGTAAATGGAGTAGAACAATCGGAAATAACTATTACAAGCAGTACTGTAAATGGAATTACAACTGATACAGTAACATTTGAAGAAAACCCCAATGAATTTGATTTAGTCTCAATAATAAAAGTCTAATGGTGCATAAATAGTATTATGGTTGATTACGTAAAGACAGAAGGTAAAACAGTTGCATCTAAAACTGCATATGCTGATTTAGACCTCACCTTTAAAGCACATCCCATAACAGGTGATGTAACACTTCGTAAAGATTCAGATGCAATAAGACGGGCAGTGAGTAATATCATCCAAACTAATAAATATGAGAGACCATTTAAACCAAATTTTGGTGGGTCTGTTAGAGATATGTTGTTTGAACTAGATACCGACAGTAAGGTAAAACGAATGAAACGTGCTTTAACAGAACAGATAGAAAATTTTGAACCACGTGTAACAGGTGTTGAAGTGGTTTTAGGTGACGTGGTAGAGAATAGAATACCTGTAACAGTTTTTTATAGAATTATTAACGGGTTAAAAACACAACAATTAGATTTCACAATACGAAGGGTTCGATAATGGCAATAGACAGTTCAAAAATTAATGTATCAGATTTAGATTTCGACAGTATCGCAGATAATTTAAAATCATATCTTCAAGGACAAGATAAGTTTAAAGATTATGACTTTGAAGGGTCAACGATGTCTGTTCTCATCGACCTTCTTGCATACTCATCACATATAAGTGCAGTGAATACTAACATTGCAGCTTCAGAGTTATTCTTAGACTCTGCACAAATGAGAAAGAACGTAGTATCTCGTGCAAAAGATTTAGGGTTTACTCCTGTAACAGAAAAATCATCAACTGCAATTGTTGATATCAATTTAAGGAATGTGAGAAATGCAGATGGTACTTCGCCATCAACAACAGAGATGACTTTAAACAGAGGTTCAATCTTTACAACTACATACGATGGACTAACATATGAATATGTTGTGCCCAACTCAGTAAGACCTTCCCAAAACAAAACAAACTATGCATATGCAGATGTAAATTTAGTACAAGGTACTTACTTGACTGATAAGTTCGTACACGACACTCAAGTATCTAATCCAAAATATGTATTATCAAATGCAAGAGTTGACAGGTCTCACATCACTGTGTCCATAGACTCAAATGGTAGTATTGAATCATATTCTCTCTCTACAGATATCTCAACCATCAATACAGAATCTAGGGTTTATTACACTCAAGAAAATGATGAAGGGTTCTTAGAAATCTATTTTGGAGATGGTGTATTAGGTAAAGCACTTAAGGATGGAGATATTATTACGGTAACATATATTGTGGTAGATGAAAATCACGCTGATGGTGCAAACATCTTTACTATGCAGTCGGGTATTAATGGATACTTCGATGCAATTATCACAACTACAACTAAATCATCAGGTGGTGCAGAGAAAGAAAGTATAGAGTCCATCAAATTCAAAGCAAATAAATTTTACACTTCACAAAACAGACTGGTAACACTGAATGACTATAAAGCAAAGGTCAGTGAGTATTACCCGAATGCAGATGCAGTTGCAGTATGGGGTGGAGAGGACAATGACCCACCTGAGTATGGTAAGGTCTTTTTAGCAATCAAACCACAAAATTCAGATTACTTATCTGATACAGAGAAGAAAACTGTAGTAGATAAACTTAAAGCATTAAACATTCTAACAATTAGACCAACAATAGTCTCGCCCGAAATTACAAAAATTTTACTTACAACAACATTTAAATATGATGCAAAGAATACAGACTTGTCAACAGGTGAGATGGAGAATGTTGTAACAAATTCAATACTACAATTCGATAAAGATAATCTAAAAAACTTTGATGCAGTATTCAGACATTCGAAACTATTACAATCAATCGATGCATCTAACACTGCAATTATGTCTAATACAACTAATGTTAGATTATCAAAGAAATTAACAATAACAGAAAACGCAGAGACAGGATATATAGTCAATTACGGTAATGCATTCTATAATCCCCATTCAGGTCATAATATGGCAGGTGGTGGTGTAGTATCATCTACTGGATTTTATGTCCAAGGTGATTCTGTAAACATTCAATATTTTGATGAAGACGGTAGTGGTAATCTAAGAAGATACACATTATCAGGTTCAACAAGAATATATCAAGATTCCGCTGCTGGTACCATAGAGTACTCTAGTGGTAAAATTACAATCAATGCCATCACATTTACATCTACTGTTAATGTTGATAGTACGATTGATTTCACTGTTGTCCCCGACAGTAACGATGTCGTTGCAACAAGGGGCAGTTTAATTGACATATCCAATAAGGATATTAAGGTTAAGGGTGAAATAGACACCATCGAAAGTGGTGAAAGTAGTGCTGGAGTTGGATACACATCCACCTCTAGTAGTTCATATTAATATGAATAAAGTGGTCTAAGACAGTAGGTTCTGTGCTTAGAGTAGCATTCCATTAACTTGGTTTTTATAGGAGAAAAACAAAATGGCAGATAAAAAAATAAGTGCGTTATCATCAGTATCAGATAGTGATATCGGGTCAGATGATTTACTACACATTGTAGATAACCCAGGCGGTACACCTGTAAACAAGAAGATGACTATTGGTCAACTTTTTGAAAACGTACCAACTCATCTTGCAATCAATGACATCGTAACTGAATCTTCAGCTGCGACTGATTTAGCTGCAAGTTCAACAACAATTGTTGATGGTTCATCATTCACAGCAGACGTTGCCTTTACATTAGACAACGGAACAGATACAGGTCAGATTAAGTTCTTGTCTTGTTCAGGAATGGCATCATCATATGCAGCGAACATTACAGTGTCATCTTGGCACAATTCAGGTGTTTCTGCACCACAAATCGTGTTGAATGCACAAGGTGAAGGTTGTATCTTAGTTTGGAACGGTTCCGTATGGTTACCAGTTGCAAATACAGGTGCTACAATAACTAACGCTTAATTAATATAGAAGAACTAGATGTCTCACGAAAATTTAATTGTTGATAAACTATCGCATAGATTACCATCGCTTTTACCCGATTTTGTAAAAGCAGATAGTCCTGCACTTGAACAGTTTATAAAAGCATACTTTGAGTTTCTAGAAGCAGAAATATTAATTATCGAGTCTCCCGAAGAAATAGGAGACATTGTTTTAGAAGATGGTCAGGGTTCTATGTTATTAGAACCCTTGACTGTTGCACCGTCGCCCGATGCAACAACTTCTAAAGTTGTACAAGAGAAATCAAAACAACAAAATGGAGAACTTGTCTTAGTAAGTCCTCTCGAAGTGGGTGAATATGTTTATGGTTCTATTAGTGGAACAATCTCTGAAATAAGAGTTGTTGCTGGTAATACATTATATCTTAAAACAATTTCAGGAAATGGTTTTGCAAAAGGCGAAACTATTACAGGTAGGGATGGTAATTTTACTGCAAAGGTAAAATCGTTTAAAGAAAACACAATCCTTGCAAACAATCGTCTCTTAGACTATTCGGACATTGACCACACGACAGAAAGTTTCGTTGAATACTTTCAAAAAGATTTTGTACCATCATTAAACCTAAAGAATGTTAAGAACAAACGACTTGCAATTAAGAACATCGGTAAACTTTATAAAAAGAAAGGTACTGAAGAGTCTTTAAAGTTCTTAATGCGTATCCTTTATGGAGAAGATGCAGAAATTAGTTATCCATATGAACAAACAATTCAAATTTCAGAATCTAATCATAGTCAAAAAAGACGTATGGTTATTAGAATGGATAACGAAAATCTTATCCCATCAGCAACTGATAAGATTATACAATACACTACAGGGTCAGATTTTATTGAAGGAGACTCTATTGTAGAAAATGTTTACAATTTAGAATCGGATAAAGGAATCTATTCTATTGAAATAACAGATAGTCACAAAGGAACATTTACAGAAGGTTCAGTAGTTAACTTAGTTGATAGAGATGGAGTGACTAATGTAACTGCACGTGTATTAGGTGTAATTTCTGATATTGCATTTGGTAGTTCCTCAACGTATTTTGAAACAGACACTGGAGATAATATAGTTTTAGAAACTGTATCTCAGCGTGAAACTGTTGGAAATGTTCTTGCGACTCAACAGGACATTGTTGTAGACAATGATACTACAGGTGGTTCATACCAAGGATTAGGAACATTTGATAGAGGAGACATTGTTCAATTTGATAATCATAGTACACAATATCGTATTATAAAAATCGACTCTACAATATTTACAATTGAAAAACTCTCATCACCACACGGAACTGGTTTAGAAACAGATGTTCCAAGTGGAACATTACTAAGAAAGATTAGTGAAGGATTGATTACAGAGAACAACCAAAGGGGTTCACTCTATGATGTTAGTTATAGATTAGACTTTACTGGTGGTAATAGAGATAAGGATGTTATAAATTCTCGTGGAATCTTAGATGGTGTTACATCAGGTTCTGTTGATAAAATATACATCGAAGACGGTGGAAGTGGATACCATAATACATTTTCTGCTGTAACCGAAGGAACAGTAGACCAAATTATTACTGAAGATGGATTTGAATTACAATATGAAGATAATTCTTATTGCATAACAGAATATTCAGAGTCTTCAACAAAACTGATATTTGGAACTGCATTGGATAATGCAATCAGAGTAGACCAAGAAGTTTTTGGTACTAACATTAGTAGAGTTAAAGTTTCTGATATATCAGAAGATAGATTATCAATGACTGTTAGTAGTCCGCTATCTCTTACTAACAATTCAATTTTACAAATAGGATTACCACAATTAGTTGTATTTGATAACAGAGATACGAGAGGTAGTGGTGCTAAAGCTATCATCGGTTCTGTTGGTGATGAAATTATCTTAGAGAACAAAGATGTTTATGGTCAGTTTGAGTTCACTGCAACTGCAGGACAGACTCTATTCAATGGTATTGACAACTATGGTATGAGACTCATATTCAATGATGAAAAAGTTAAAGTTTTTGTCGATGGTATTCAATATACACAAGGTGATGTAACATACGGTTATACAAAAAAGAATGACAGAATTGTATTTAATACTGGATTAACTGCTGGACAGAAAGTTGACATATATCAACAGTTTAATAACTTGACATATGAAGATGGAACGAGAACAAACTTAGAAACTACTGAATCCAATATTAGAACTATTAATATCATTGATGGTGGAACAGGTTACACCAAAATACCAAAAGTATATCCTGGCGGATACATCTACTTGAGTGATACTTCAGGATATGATATTGGTGAACAAATAAATCAAGAAGTAGCAGAAGTTGTAACTGCAACAGGACTATTGATATCAAAAACTGCAACTAGATTGGAAATTGCAAGAAGGTCAACCGATACAGGAACTTTCCTTGCAGGTACCAGTATTGTGGGTGGTACATCTGCAACTACAAACACTTCTAGTCAAGTAAATGTTTCAAGTGGAACAGGTGCAAAACTTTTTGCATACTCTGATACAATTGGTGGTGTTGCTTCAATTAATATAGAAGAACAAGGATACAATTTTAGTGAAGATGGGTTGATTGCTTCAACCTCACATCATCCACTTCTAATTGAAACACCGACAACAAATTTACAAACAGGTATTGCTTTAACTGGTGACACTTCAGGAACAACTGCAACAGTTGTATCATATGATGCAGACAGACACATCTTAACCTATACCGATTTAGATGGTGATTTCCTAGACGAGGAAATAGTTTCCTTTAATACAACAGATGAGTTTAAGGTTATAAAGAACCATAGATTTGATGGTCGTGGTAAATTTGGTGGTGAGGGTATCATTGAAGAACAACTATTGGGAGATAAGAGTACACTGGATGCATCTGCATCTAATATTCACGATGGTAAGTTCTATCAAACACATTCATATGTTATTAAAGTTGGTGAGTCTATTAATGAATATAGGTCAGCAGTTAAAGATTTACTTCATCCTGCAGGACACATCTTCTTTGGTGAAGTTGCAATTAAAAATGTTGTTATATCGGATGAATCAGCAGGTATAATTTCAGCAGATTCTTCTTTACAAAATGTTAATATTGAAACAAGAGACGATGTAGACAATTCACTTAATGTAGATGTTCTCTATAGACCTACTATCATCATTTTCGGAGAACCTACACTTGCAGTTATAAATCCATTCTCTAATTCATCACGAGTAATTGAATTGCACGAATTTTTACCACACGGAGATATCGTATTTGAAGATGGTGGTAAACCATTAATAGAAGATAAAACAACAGGGTTCAAAGTAGGTGATACTAATTACTTCCGTATGGAAGACACTACTGTTGACCCATTAGCTGTCTTACAAAATGCAGGATTAGAAGATAACACACCTACTGTAGATAACTCAGGGTCAATAATCCCATCAACAGTTTCCAACCCTGCAGGTATAGCATTGGGTGCAAGGTCAGAGTATTATGACACATCTCATAAAAACAGACACTTCAATATCAATGTTATCAACTCGTTTGCATACACACCAGTACAAAGTTCACCAAGACTTGATGGTGCAATTACTGTATTGAACTTGTGTCGTGCTGATGATAACAATGAAAGTCTTACACCAATCAATTCATTTGGATTAGTTCCTGAAAGACGACCTTCAGACCAAGGTAAAGTTTTCTCAGTATTCACACAAGAGGAAGAAGTTCTTGTAATGGAAGATGGTAGTAGAATTGAGATGGAAGAACATATACATCATCTAAGGTTTGAACCAAATGAACACGCAGTCGTTAAGGGTGTTAATGGTGACAGAATGTTATTAGAAGACGGTGACATTGCTCAAATGGAATCAGCAACGCAAGTTGGTGAAATTGAATACTTTGTATCGGAAAGAACGATTGATTTATTCGATAATGAACTGTATACAGAAGACAATCATAGAATGATTATGGAAGATGGTAGTGTACTTGTACACGAACAGTCTTCTGAAAATAATATTAGTACATTTATTCCGTTAGGACATACTTTGCGTACACTAAATATTATACAAGGTCAACAGACATATGACATCTCTTATTACTTGAAAGATGAAACCGACAATGATGACCTTTTATTAGAAGATGGTAGTGGAAATTTCCTCAAAGAGGAATCAAAAACAGAAGGAATACGAATATCAGACTTTGAATATTATTATCCAAAGATGAATATCCCCGATTATCCTCTTCACGAAAGAAAAAGAACAAATATTGGATTTAGTACTTACGTAAAGTCTGCATAAGTATATAAATAGTATTATAAATATCTTAGGAGATAGAAATGGCAGCAATTATAACAGAAAAGTTTCGAACACATAATGCGAAACAATTCAGAGAAGACTTTAGTGAGTCGGCTTCATCCACATACATTTTTATAGGTCGGTCTTTTGACTGGTCTGATGAAAATGCACCACCATCACCAGCAAATTCAATCGGAGAAGAGATTGATGCATATTCAGATATGATTGCACTTAAAAAAGTTGCAAACACTGATGTATCTCACGGTCTTGTACGAAGAAACTGGGATAGTACAGGTGCAACATCATATGACGAATATCAACATAACATTTCAACATCAAATACTGCAGTTGCTTCAGGTGCAACAAACCTATTTGATTCAAGGTTCTATGTAATAACAGATGAGTATCACGTATACAAATGTATTAGAACTGGAAGAGATAGTTCAGGTGCCGTAGTTGCATCAACAGTTAAACCAACTGGAACAAGTCCAACTACATTAGTGTCAACTTCTGATACAGCTGCAGCTGCAGGTAGAGGATACCTTTGGAAGTATATGTACACAGTTTCTGCTTCAGAAACAATCAAATTCGTAACAAACGATTTTATACCAGTTAAAACAATTGGTGCTCAAACAGAAGTTGATGGTGAATCTGCAATCGGGACTGCTGCTTCCGATAACGGAACTGCACAATGGGATGTTGAGAATCAAGCAATAGATGGTGCAGTGTATCACATAGAAGTTACTGCAGGTGGTTCAGGTTATAATGACGGTGATTACACTGCAGTTGCAATCTTAGGAGACGGTCAGAATGGTGAATGTACTGTTACTGTTTCAAGTAATGTTGTAAGTCACATAACAGTGACAACAAATGGTTCAGGTTATAAACGTGCTTCAGTTGATATTGATAATATTACAGGAATTGGTTCAGGTACTAACGCTGTTGCAAATGTAATTATATCTCCTATCTATGGTCACGGTTCTAGTCCTATTGAAGAATTAGGTGGAAACTACATTATAGTTAACTCAAGACTTGAATTTAACGAAGGTTCAGGCGATTTCCCAACAGATAATGACTTCAGAAGGATTGGACTTATCCAAGACCCATTTGCTAAAGGTACTACAACTGTATCAACTAGTGATTCATTAACTGCATATCATCAGATTACTGTTTCAGGAACTGGTAATATTAGTGTTGATGATACTATTATGAACTCAAATTCAAATGGAAGTGGTGTTGCAGTTTCAAGAGTAGTGTCAGTTGATTCTACAAATAATATTGTTTCACATACACCTGTTGCTAATTCAGGTGGACAATATGTTGACTTTGCAAATAGTGACACTATCTATGTTGGTGGTGTGCAAGTTGCTACTACTGGTGGAAGTGCTGTAAGTACAACTCATCCTGAAGTTGAAAGATTTACAGGTAAAATTATGTACATTGAAAACAGGGGCAGGGTAACACGTGCTGCTGACCAAATTGAAGATATCAAACTGATAATCGAAATGTAATTAATGGGGTCTCTATGACCCCTATAAGAGAGTTAAAATGCCAGAAAAAACTGATTTAAATATATCACCGTACTTTGATGACTACTCTGAAGATAAAAACTTTCATAAAGTTCTCTTCAGAGCAGGTAGACCACTACAAGCAAGGGAATTAACCCAGTCACAAACTATATTACAAAACCAAGTTGAGAAATTTGGAGACCACTTCTTTAAAGAGGGGTCTATAGTACAGGGTGTTCAATCAGGCGTAGATTTAGAACTGTATTATGTAAAAGTATCCACAGAAAACCCTAATGTATTAGGCGATGCTGCAGTCGAAACCTATAGAAAATCCTTTCACGGAAAACTTATTCGTGGTAAAACAACAGGGGTTATTGGAAAGGTTATAACGTCATCAGCAGAAACAACTGATGATAAATTGACTATTTTTGTTAAGTACTTAACACAAGGTACTTTAAATGAATACACTTTCTCTGCAGATGAAGAACTAGAAGAGGTTGGTGTTGATTCAGGTGGAGCATACTCATCAGTATCTTCAAATAACAATTATTTTAAAGTACTACCAACAGCAGATACACCAATCGGAGTTGGTTCATTAGTTAAGATTGATGAAGGTGTTATATACACAAGAGGATTCTTTGTCAAAGTTGATGCTCAAGAAATCTTATTAGAAAAATATAGTTCTAGACCAAGTTATAGAGTCGGTTTAAAGATTAACGAAAAACTTATTTCAAATTCAGACGATTCTTCATTACAGGATAATGCAACAGGGTCAACAAACGAGAATGCAGCTGGTGCTGATAGACTACAGGTCAATTTAACACTTGCTAAATTCACAATTGATACCACTACTGATTCTAATTTTATTGAGTTAGTCAGAGTTAATCAGGGTACTATTGAACTACAGATTTCAACTCCTGTTTATAACACTATAGAAAAGACACTTGCACGAAGAACATTCGATGCAAATGGTGATTTTGTTGTAAGACAATTTACACAATCACTAAGAGAACATTTAGATGATACAACTAACAGAGGTTTCTATACTTCTGATAATGGTGGTAAAGAAAACCAGTTCATTATGCAAGTATCGCCTGGCAAAGCATATGTCAAAGGATTTGAGATTGAAAAAACAGGAACATCAACGATTCCATTCTCAAAAGCAAGGTCAACTAAATCCCTTCTAAATGCTAAGTCACCGATTCGTTTAGGAAACAAATTAAGAATTTTAAATACACATTCATTACCCGAAGTTAATCAGGGTATTGACAGTACAGGAATAACACCATACAAATTCTGTAAATTATGGAATTATAAAATAGATGATATGACATCTGATAATCATTCAGCAGATGGCCCTCGTGCAGAAAATCGAGACCCTGTTGCGGCTGATAATGCAGGTGGTGTTGAACACATAGGATTTGTTAGAGTAAGAGACATAGAACATAATACTGGTTCAGCAGCTGCTGGAGAGTATAATGAAGATTCAACAAAATTTGACTTATCAGTATTTGATGTTAAGATGTTTACTAAATTAACATACTCAGCACATTCAGGTACTGCAGTTGCTGGTGATAAAGTCACTGGTAGTTCTACTGGTGCAACAGGATATGTTGCATATGACAACAATTCAAATGCACTTTATCTTCACGATGTTGTTGGTAATTTCTCAACTAATGATAATTTATCATCACTTGGTAGTGGTTCTTTTGCAACAACAGGTGGTAATCAGATTACTGCAGTAAGAAATTATAACATTGACCGTGCAAGGTCAATCACACAAGAACCGACAACAAGTTCAAATCAACATTTTAGTGCTGATATTGAAACTGCACAAATAAAAATTTTAACAGGTACCGTATCATTAGGAACTAATACTTCAGTTGCAGGTGTCGGTACACTATTTACTACAGAATTAAAAGAGGGAGATATAATATTCAACCCTGCTGGAAGTGAAGAACTAGTAGTTTCTTCGGTCACTTCAGATATTGCTTTAACACTTGTAGGTGCATCATCTAGTGCGTACAATGGTAATGTAGAAAGAAGACGAGTAAAACTGATTGACCAAGACCAAACAGTGAATATATTCTCTTGGCCTAGAGACTATGTTAAAACACATTCTTGTGATAATGTAAAGGTAAAAAGACAAACAGTTCAGTCAATCTCTGCATCAGGTAGTGTAACTATTGCACAAACAGAAGGTACATTCGAAGACCAAAATACTGATAACTTCTCTATTGCAGTTATCGATACTTCTTCTGCATCAAGTCCAACACTTAATAACGGGGACTTATTAGACATTCAAACATTTGAAGACACTTCACCTTCACAAAATGGTGATGGTCAGTCTTTAACATTAACTGGATTCAATGCTGTAAATGAAAATGTTAAATTAAGAATAACATATTCTATGTTGATTAGTAATCCAGCATCAAGAACAAAAGATTTAAATCAAGGTCGTGCATTATCAATGTCAGGAGACAGAAATGCATCTTACACTGGAGTTTATGGAACATCATTTAGAGACAAAGAGTTAACACTAGGTGTTGCAGATGTTCATAAGATTCACGGAATATACGAAGGGGTTGGTGGAACACCTACAACACCTAACGCAACACTTGGAAGTGAAAGTAAAAGCTTTACAATACACGAAACATTAGTCGGACAAACATCTAATGCTCGTGCAGTATTAATTGATTACAATTCAAGTTCAACATCATATTGGTATATGATATCAGGAAAGTTCCAAGAGGGTGAATTTGTAGTTGGTCAGACATCAGCTGCACAAGCAACTCTAACAACAGTATCACAAGGTTCATCAAATATAACAAACAGATACTTCTTTGACAACGGTCAAAGAGATGGATACTATGATACCTGTAAACTTGTTAGGAAACCATCAGAACCCGAACCAAATAATGAAATATTAATAGTATTTGACCATTTTTCACACGGTACTGGTGACTTCTTTGATGTAAATTCTTACAGTGTAGACTATGAAGACATTCCAGTTTATTCTGCAAACAAAGTAGACTTAGGTGGTCAAGAACCCGATGGTACATATGAGTTATCAGATGCATTGGACTTTAGACCAATTGTAGGTCAACTATACGATATAGATTTAACAGTAAATCCAAACATATCTTCAGTAAGTGACATTAGTACTGCAATCGAATATGCACCATTCTCATATGAAAATGGTAGACACTATTCTTCTACTAGAGATAAAGCAACTACTAGTAGTGGTTCTAATTACGATACAAATCCAAGTTTACCTGGCACACCTATTACAGGTTCAAGTCTGCAAGGGGATATTTCTTTCTATGTTGGAAGAATAGATAAACTGTTTTTACATAAATCAGGTAACTTCCAAATATCATCAGGAGAACCATCTCTTTCACCAACTAAACCTAAATCGGTTGATGGTGCAATTGAATTATTTGAGTTGTCTATACCCGCTTTCACAAAAAAATTAAAGAACATTAAAGTTAGGTCACAAGACCATAGACGATTTACTATGAAAGATATTGGTAAAATCAATCAAAGGGTTACTAACTTAGAAAGGGTAACATCTCTTTCATTATTAGAAAAGGATACACAAACAAAACAGATTTTAGATGGTGACGGATTTGATAGATTTAAATCAGGATTCTTAGTAGATAACTTTAGAGGACATAGAGTTGGAGATGTAAATCATCCCGACTATAGAAACTCTGTTGATGGTAGATTAGGAGTATTAAGACCACAATCTTATTCACAATTTTTTGATATAGGTTTGAATACAGGAAAATCTGCAAACTATAAAAAAACTGGTAATCTAATAACACTTCCTTACGTAGAACAAACATTTGTCAATCAAGATAAAGCATCTCGTTCAATTAATGTTAACCCATATCACGTATTTGCTTTCTTAGGAAATGTTAGTCTAACACCCGAAACAGATATTTGGAATGATAGTGAAAGACTTCCTGAAGTTAGAATTAATAGAGAAGGAAACTTCGATGCAGTTCTATCAGACAATGCAAATGGATTGGGAACTGTATGGAATAACTGGCAGACTACTTGGGTAGGAGAACCGAATACTATTTCATCTGAAATCACTGCAACTTCAAATGGTTCGTGGAGTGGAGACCCATCACAAGGTGGTGAATGGATTCCTGGCGTAGAAGTATCAAGAGAGATTACAGAGACACCTGAAATACAAACAAGAACGGGTGTATCTACAAGTGTTGTTGAAGACTTTGTAGAAACACGAAACGATAGAATGGTATCTGTATCTATTATACCATTTATTCGTGCAAGAACAATTGAAATAGATGCAAATAATTTAAAACCAAATACTTGGCATTACATATACTTTGATGATATGGGTGTGCATTCATATGTTAGACCATTTAGTGCTGCATATGCACAAGATGGTTCATCAACAACACTTGGTAAAGGTGTAAAAACAGATGGTAATGGTAGACTTCGTGCTTATTTTGAACTTCCAAATTCTAATACACAAAGATTCCCGACAGGACAAAGAGAACTTAAGATTACATCATCAAGATATAATGAGAATAATCCATCTTCTGTGGGTACAGGTATATACCAAGCACAAGGATTACTACAATCTAATCAAACAGAAATTGTTTCAACAAGAAATGGTAGAGTTGTTACAGAAAGAATGAATGGAGAGAGAAACTTCACAAGTAGGGGAGAAGCAGTTAACTCAACAAGTATAGACACAACTGCACCTGCTATTCCAAGTCCTCCTCCAAGTCCTCCAGTACCAATCCCTGATGTAATTGTGGTTGATACTCCACCTTTGCAGATACCCGACCCTATAATATTGCCGCCAGTACCTTTACCGCCGACAATTCCTGCAATATCATTTAGAGAAGATAGATTCCAACCTCTAGGGTTCATTGAAAGAATACAAATTGATAGAAGAACTACTTGGGGAGACCCACTTGCACAATCATTCTTAGTAGAATCTAGTGGTGGTGCAATGATGTCTTCAATTGACCTATTCTTTAAGACCAAAGATGATAATCTACCTGTATCCGTACAAATCAGAACAATGATAAATGGATTCCCAGGCCCAGTTGTAGTACCTTTCTCAACAGTTACTAAAAATCCTAGTGATGTAAACCTATCAGAAGATGGTTCAACATCAACTAACTTTGCATTCGAATCCCCAGTATTCTTAGAAGATGGACAAGAATATGTATTTGTGGTATACTCAAACTCAAACGAGTATGAATGTTATATATCTAGAATGGGTGAGACTGATATCGCAACAGGACAAACAATTTCAGGTCAACCTTATGCAGGTTCATTATTCTTGTCTCAGAACAACTCAACTTGGACTCCAACACAAGAAGATGACCTTAAGTTCCACTTAAAGATGTGTAGTTTTGACACTTCAGTTGCTGGATATCTTTCATTTGAAAATGATACTTTAAGTACTGCAAAATTACAAGAGAATCCAATTGAAACCGTTTCAGGTCAAACTTATACTAAAGTGTATAACTACAATCACGGTATGTACAACACTTCATCTAATGTTGTAATCTCAGGTGTCAGTGGAGATAGACAAGGTGCAGTATTAGAAATTGCAAATGCAGTTGATACAGGAACATTGCCATCAGATGGTTCATATGATATAGTCCACGGTGGAACAGTTGGAAGTGACAGCGTTACCATAACAACAAGTGGTACAGGAGATGTCACATCAACAGGACTTGCATTTAATATTACAGTAGAGACTATTTCAGGAACTGCAGATATAACTGCAACAAAAATTAAAAATACTGGAAGTGGTCATACTGCAGGAGATGTTATAACTTGTACAATTGGTTCTGCATTTAGTTTTACTGTTAATGTAACTACAGTTGGTGAAACACTAGGTGGTATTCCAGTGGATTCAATTAACACAACATTCACTTCAATAGAGAGTACATTTGATATGGATTCTTTCAGAGTAGTCCCCGATATATCATCATACGACTTTGTATCATCATACAGTGCAACCGAATCTACTGTAGGTGGTGGTGAGGAAGTATATTCATCACGCAATTATTATTACGATGCATTACATACAATGATTCCAAATGTTGCACCCGAAGATACTTTCGTGAGTGTTAATGCTGTTGGAACTCCAATGAACTCGCCCGAAGGTTACATTGATGGAACTGTTTATACTAAGAGAACTAGTGGTGATATCATTGCATTAAATGATAATGTATTCTTCTCATCTCCAAGTATTGTTGCATCATCAATAAATGAACAAAATGAGATGTCTAGTGATAAATCGTTTGAATGTAGACTTCAGTTGGTGTCTGCAAATAAAAATGTATCTCCAATAATTGATGTCAGTTCAGTTGGTGCATTAGCAATCTCAAATAGATTAAGTGGATTGAGTTCTACTGATACAGAAACTATCTCAATTAATACAGAATCAGAAGGTGAGAATAATGTTATGTGTTATATCACTAAGAAAGTTAACTTAAAGACTCCTGCATCAGGAATACGAGTTACTGCTGATATATTCAGACCTGCAACAACAGACATTAAAGTGTTATATAAAATAATTAAAAATGATGAAGAGTCTGCTCTTGATGATATTGGATTTGAGTATTTTAATACAGACGGTTCGCCTAACATAACAACAGATGCAGATGCAAGAAACTTTAAAGAGTATGAATATACTGCTGATGACTTACCCGAGTTCAGTGGATTCATAATTAAAATTGTTGGAAGGGGATATAATACATCAGTAGTACCATTAGTGTCTGCATTGAGATGTATTGCAGTTGCGTAATGGATAACTATCTAAAGGTAGAGGGTACAACAAACTTATATAGAGATGGGGACTCACAAGCAATAGTATCTACTGATATGGAACAGTGGAGACTTGCTAAGAAACGCAAAGAAATATTTGTGAAACAAAAAAACGAGATAAATAATATAAAGGAAGAGATTGGTGAAATAAAATCTCTAATTAAAGACTTATTGGAGAAAGTAAGTGGCTAAAACAGTAGACAATCATAGTACATTAGAAGACTTCAGACGTAAATACAACGACCTTGCAAATGAAGTTGGAGATAAGACTGGATTAAGAACAGAGAACACTCAAACTGTTGTTGATGCAATTAATAGTATTGAAGATAAGACTTTCTTCTTTCAAGAATTTCAATATCTTGCAACTGCATCACAAACTAGATTCACTGGTTTAGATGCATTTAGTAACACTTTAGAGTTCCGCCAACAGAAAATACAAGTATATAAAAATTCAGAACATCTTATCGAAGGAGATGATTATACGATTGGTGGGTATGGAGCATTAAGTGGAAATACACATAGTATTATAGACTTAGTTGTTGCAGCTTCTCTTAATGATAAGATTACAATATATGCATTCACTGGTTCGTATTTGGGTGTAGTTGATTCTACATCAGGTTCAGTAGGATTCTTTTCAGAGACTGCTGCAAACACTATTTACAACACAAATGACAGCGGAATTATCTTACAAGGTGATGGTGCAAATAAAACAACAGTATTAGAATCGGGTTACAATATTCAGTTTGCTGGAACTTTATATTCTGAAGGTAATCTAACTATGGCATCATCAACTACATTGACTGTAGATGCATTAACAGATGGAACATTAACAATTGATGGTGGTTCTTTAACTGGTGCAAGTAGTATTGCATCTACTTTATTTTCAGGAAATCTTACTGGTAACGTGACTGGTAATGTCACTGGCAACCTCACTGGTAATGTCACTGGAGATGTCACTGGAGATTTAACTGGAGATGTCACTGGTACAGTTTCATCTATATCAAATCACTCAACTACTAATTTAAGTGAAGGAACCAATCAATACTTTACAAATTCAAGAGCAGATGCAAGGATTGGACTTGCAAACTTAACAGACCTTTCTAATGTTGATATCTCATCTCCGTCAAATGGTCAAGTTCTACAATATAATACTTCCCTGTCAAAATGGGAAAATGCAGCTGCACCCGAAACCTATAATAACTCAGATGTTGAGAACTATATAAGTGGTGGGAATGGTATTAGTTACTCTAGTGGGGTGATTAATGCAAATGTTACTGATGGAATAGTTATTGAGAGTGATAACATACAACTGGATTATGAAACTGTAAGTTCTGCACCAAGTAGTGTTGGTTCAACTTCAACTGGACACTTATGGTTTGTGATATGATATGTCTGAAGAAATTTATATAAACACTGGGACTACGATACAACAACCGTATCAAGGTCAATCTGTACGAAACGCACAAAACGCTGAGACAAGACAGACTACAGCACAAACACCTGCGAATGCACAAACACCGTTTACGTATCAAAATAGACAGCCTACTACATATAGAAACCCTGTAAATTCACAGGAACCTAATATTAGGAATGCACAGACTCCGTTTACATATCAAAGAACAGGTCGAGTACCATTTATATACACTCATAGAAGTCCGTTTACTTATCAGAGAACTGGTCAAACTCCATTCACTTATCAACACCAAACGCAACAACCTTACATTGCAAACAGTCAACAACCAAACATAAGGAACGCTCAGTCTCCATACATTGCTAATAAACAGAGTCCCTACATTGCAAACTCTCAATATACAAACACTGTAAACCAACAGTCTCCTTATATTGCGAATGCACAACAACCGTATCCATATATTGCTAATAAACAAAGTCCGTTTACATATAACCATAGAAGTCCATTTACTTATCAGAGAACTGGTCAAACACCGTTCACTTATAATAACCAACAGCCATATCCGTTTATCACAACAGTACCATATACATATAACAGTACAGGAACAGCAACTGTTTATCCACTAGAACAAACTTGGTATCCTACAGGATTTACATTAAGAGATACAGGTAATCTAAACCAAGCACAGGCTGGTAGGGCATACGTAAGGAAAGAAATACGTGCTGCAGTGGATACAGCAAATGACCGAATTATAATTGATGGTAAAACTGCAAAACACTATCTATCGACTGCTACAGTTACTGATTACGTGGACTATGTATCTCCTGTAGCTGATAGTTCATCCTTTTACATAAAATATTTTTATGAACCTGTTCCACAACCAGGCGGTGGTTCTACAACTGGTGCTATTATCCAAAGTTCACCCTGTAATAGTACAACACAAGACCCTTCAGATGATGGTTATAACAATAATACTTATTATACAATTCCTGCATCAACTAATTACATATCTTTAATTTGGAGAGCAAGTGCTGATGTGCCAGGTAATGGTGGTTCTAATAATTGTATCCTTACAACTACGGGTAGCTCTGTGACAGTTACACTTAAAGCACTTCCGACAGGGGGTGGTGTTAATTCATATATAACAACAGCAAGTTTTGGTCAAATTGAATTGTTTTCATATGCTGGTTCTGTTGCAGAAAAATAGGGAGATGATATGGCAGAATTAACAAGTCTACAACAACCGTACCCTTATATATCAACGGGTCAACAACCTGCTTCAACACAAGGTAGAACACCTTATATTGCAAATGCTCAGCAACCATATCCGTATATTGCTAATGCTCAAGAACCAAACATAAGGAATGCAAGACAACCTGTTACATATGCTAGACAAGGTCAAACACCATTTACATATCAAAACAGACAACCTAATACATATCAAGTTCAACAACCTGCTACATATAATGTAAGACAACCCGTTATATATCAGAATAGACAACCTTTGATATATAACTATAGGTCTCCTGCTACATATGATGCAAGAACTCCTACTCCTTATATTGCAAATGCTCAGCAACCATATCCGTATATTGCTAATGCTCAAGCAGCAGTTCAAAGAGTAGCACAACAGACATATCCATATATTGCAAATGCAAGAAACCCCTCTACATATAATTATAGAAGTCCTTCTGTTTATCAAAACCCTGTAAATGCTCAGACTCCTTATATTGCAAACGCTAGACAACCTTCAACATATCAACTTACATATCAAATAAGTTATACAATGAGGTCGCCATTTACTTATCAAGTATCGTATCCGACATCTAGAACAGTCGGGCCAGTTGCAAAGGTAAAGGGAGTTTATGTAAATGATAACGGTACAATTAGAAAGGTTGACCAAGTTTATGCAAATGATAGTGGAACAGTTGAAAAGATACATCAATCAGTTCCTACTGCAAGATTTAGTAAGAATCCTTCAAACACTCAAGTATAATTCTGTATAAATAGTTATATGGCTATACTTGCAAACATATTTATCGACCAAGGAACCGACTTCAGTATTACAGTAGATGTAACTGATTCTGCTGGAGATGTTTTAGACCTAACAGGATATACTTCATCTGCTCAGATTAGAAAAACTTATAGTTCTTCTTCTGTTTCTGAAACTTTCACAACTTCTATATCAGCAGCTGTTGGACAAGTCACCTTATCACTTAATGATACACAAACAACTGGTTTGGAATCAGGTAGATATGTTTATGATTTAAATGTGACAAGTACTGGTGGTATAACCACTAGAGTAGTAGAAGGTCAAGCTATTGTCACACCAGGCGTAACGAGGTAATAATATGACAATTAAAGGAACATTAAGTAGAGTAGCAACCATAGGTGGTAGAGTCCAAGGACAAGGTAATATCCGTGCAAAACAAGTTGCAATAGGTTCAGGTGGTGGTGGAACAGATTTAACTTCAAAATCAATCAATGAACTTTCAGACGTAAACGCATCTGAAACAGATGACGGACTTTTATCATATGATGCAACAACAGATAAATGGACTACTACAACAACTTTAGACGGCGGTACTTTTTAAAATAATTTTATATGATGGGTTCGAGTGATGAGTGGTCGTCCCTACAGGAAGTAATTGTAGGAACAATAAGGGGGTTTGAAAACTATACAGCTTTTTCAGGAACCCAACACGACAATGAATTCTTACCATCCATTTATTCCGAGGTGATGGAAGGTCTACAAACATTTCAAAACCTATTAGAAAAGGAAGGTGTTACAGTCCATCGCCCTGATGGTTTTTGTTATAATGTCAGAGATTGTGCAATTGTATTGGGTGACACTATACTTGAAGTCCCAATGCAATATGAAAAGGAACAACTATATCAAAGTTCATTAACTTCAATATTTAAACAAAAGTGGTTTGATGGTATGAATTGGATATCAGCACCAAAACCAACTTGGGTAGACAATGGGTATAATGACCCTATCTTTGACGGTGCGAATATTTGTAGATTAAATGACACTTTAGTGATTGCATTAAATCACACTGCAAATGGACTTGGAAAGGATTGGTTAATACGACAGTTTCCTCATTACAATATAGAGTATACAAATCTAAATCATAACATATCTCATATCGATACAAGTATATCCCCTATTTCTTCCGATACAGTTCTTATAAATGCAAGTAGATATACAGAATCTACAATCCCAAACACATTTAAAGACTGGAATAAAATATGGATTGATAAGGATGATTTAGTGGAAGAACCTTTAATGGATGGGTTAGTATCATTTGCAAGTCCTTGGATAGGTATGAATACACTTTCTCTTAATCATAATACACTATTTGTAAATGATTGTCAAACAAAAATCATAGAAAAATTAGAACAACATAACTTCAATTGCATCCCTGTTCCACTTAAACACACTAGAGAACTTGGTGGAGGACTACATTGTTGCACTTTAGATTTGGTTAGAGGTTAATGATTGTCTAAATACTAGTACAAAAATCAAGGTGTCAATCAGTGAGACACGACCCACATAGTGAGTGGACAGGTATATAATGTAATCACGACTCGGACAGTGAAGAGTCAAAAAATATAACAATTAATTTTTATAGGAAAATAAAAATGGCAACAGTAATTCAAATTAAAAGAAGTACGGGTGTTTCTGCTCCAACGGTCTCTGATTTATCGGAAGGTGAATTAGCGTACGTTCAGGATAGAAGTAACTCAGGTGCTGGTGCGAAATTATACATCGAATCTGTAGATTCTGATAACACTACTCCACTCATCCAAGCGATTGGTGGTAAGTATTATACAGATATCTTAGGCGGTTCAGCTGCAACTCCTGCTAACTTTAAAGTTGGTAATGGTGCAACTGCAGGTGCTAGTCTTCAGTTATTAGAAGATTCAGATAACGGAAGTAATTTTGTCGCATTAAAATCTCCCGATACTTTAGCAGCGGATGTGACTTTCACATTACCTGCAACGGATGGTAGTGCTAACCAAGTTCTAGGAACAGATGGTTCAGGTGCTTTATCCTTTATATCAACAACATCTACAGTAGCAGGTGCTACTGATACAGATATCACATCCCCAGTAGCAGGACACGTACTTGTTCACGATGGTTCGGACTCTTTCGACAACGTAGCATTAAGTGGTGATGTAACTATGACATCTGCAGGTGCAGTCACAATCGCTGCTAACGCAGTTCAAGTTGGAAATATCGACTTCTTAGTAGACGAAGACAATATGGCTTCAGACTCTGCAGTCAAAGTTCCTTCTCAGCAATCTGTAAAAGCATATGTAGATTCACAAGTAACAGCACAGGACTTAGACCTTGCTGGTGATACTGGAACTGGTGCAGTCGACTTAGACTCTCAGTCAATCACATTTACTGGTGGAACTGGTGTAACAACTTCTGTTTCAGGTCAAGCAGCGACTTTCGCTAT